ACCTGTTTTGCTTGGCATACAGATTCAATGGGTTATGCGGAATCAATGTCACAGAAGAGCGAAGTTAATTATATTCCAGAAAAAACTAGCTTCTTAGTGTCTTCAATGTTCTCTGCTGGTTCACATGCAATTGACGGTGAAGGCATCGTTAAAATTCATTGTACAGAATAAGGAGAACTATACATGGCATTTTCAACAACAGGTTGGTCAACCATCGCAGCTTCTAAGCGCGGTAATGCTCCAGCAATATACAGTTACATAAGCGTTGATGCTAAATCAGCTGTAACTGGTGCAAACTATTTTAATAGTTTGTCAGACACTTTAGCAGTAGGAGATTGGATTTTTCATTATGATTCAAACACGCCTACGGCTACTGTTTCTGTCGTTATATCAAACTCTGGTGGAACGGTTGACGTTTCTGCTGGAACAGCGATTGGCGTAACATAAACATTTTGGGGGCTGGCTTTTCAGCCCCCATATATTATAGGAGTTTATTATGGCAGCCAAAAAAGGTTTATATGCAAATATGAATGCCCGTAAAAAAGCTGGTACAAGTAGACCAAAATCAAAAAGCACTGTATCTGACAAAGCATATGCAAATATGAAACGTGGGTTTCCTAAAAAGAAAAAGGGGTAGGAAATGGCAACTGGTGATACAGATATTTCAATTTGTTCCGACGCATTAATTCTTTTAGGATCTACCACCATAAGTAGTTTTAGCGAAGGAACAGATTTAGCGTCAGCATGTTCCAGGTTATATCCAGATTTAAGAGATACACTTATAAGTAGATATCCTTGGTCTTGGTCTTTAAAAAAAGTACAATTAGCTAGATTAGCAGCAGCTCCAACTAATGAATGGAAATATGCTTATCAGTTGCCTGGAGATATGCTTACAGGCGTACTTGCATTATTTTCTAGCAACTCAAACTCTGCTCAATCTTTAAATTATGGATGGGAAATATATGGTGATCAAGTTTTTACAAATTTAGAAACTGTATATATTGATTACCAAGCAACTGTAGCAGAAACAGATTTACCAGTATATTTTGTTAGATTATTAAGAACAGCATTAGCTGGAGAGTTAGCAATACCTGTAACAGATCAATCTCAAAAAGCTGATTATTTTCGTGGTATAGCCGTTGGAACACCAGGAGAAAGTGGTAGAGGTGGCTTGTTTAGAGAAGCAGCAAACATAGATTCCAGGGGACAAATTAATAAAGTAGTACAGGATTATAGTTTAATTGATGTGAGAAACTAACATGAGGATTACACAGTTCCAAACAAACTTTTCTGTTGGCGAAATTGATCCTTTAGTAAGATCTCGAACCGATATTGAGCAATATAATAACGCTTTAGAAGAAGCAACAAATGTATTAGTGCAACCTCAAGGTGGAATAACAAGGCGAGATGGATTAAAATATATTGTTACGTTTCCATCACCTTCTCAATACAATAAATTTAAATTAATACCTTTTGAATTTAATGTATCAGATAGTTATATTTTAGTTTTAACAGCAACTGGAACTACTGGAAGAATATATGTTATAAAAAATGGTGTTCAATTAACCGTTAATGGGGCTAATTTTATAACTTGTGCTGATATTACACCAACTATGGTTGAAGAAATAAATTACACACAAGCAGTTGAAACTTTAATTTTATGTCATGAAGATCTTGAAACAAAAAGATTAGTTAGAAACAGTGACACAAGTTGGACGTATGACAATGTACCTTTTACTAATATTCCTAAGTATCCTTTTAATCTTGATACACACAATCCTAATTTTTCAATTACTCCGTCAGCTGCGGAAGGTAATATTACAATTGCAGCATCTTCGGTCAGCACTGAGACAGGCCAGGCTCAAGGGGGAACCGCAAATACAATTACAGTAAAAAGCTCAAGTTCATACGCTGATAATTATCCAAATGGTATGTTTATTACTTTAACGTCTGGAACAGGTTCAGGGCAATCAAAGCATGTAAAAAGTTTTGTTGCGTCTTCAAAAGTTTTAACAGTGTTTACAAATTGGACAACAGCTCCAGATAATACAACCCATTATAAAATAGAAGCGTTTTCTCCAGCAGCAGTTGGTGAATATGCAAACGTTTTAACAACATTTGGTCGAGCAAAATATGTAGAATTTGTATCTGCTACACAAATGAAAGCTGTTGTAGAAACTCCGTTTTTTGATACATCTACTGTAACTGCTGGCAATTGGGAAAGCGAACATGGGTATGAGGATACATGGTCAAACACAAGAGGTTGGCCTAGATCGTCATGTTTTCATGAAGGTAGGTTATATTTTGGAGGGTCAAAAACAAGATCAAACACTGTATGGGGTTCTAGGACAATAGACTATTTTAACTTTGAACCTGGAACGGGTTTAGCTGATGAATCAGTAGAAGCAACAATTAATACAAATCAATTAAACGCTATTGTAAATGTTGTTTCAGCTTCAAATTTAAGAATATTTTCAACAGGTGGTGAGTTTATTATACAACAAACTGATAATGCAGCTATTACGCCAGCAAATTTTTTAGTTAGACCGCAAACACAATTAGGATCAAAACCAGGTTTACCTATTGAAGATTTAAATGGTGCATCAGTCTTTATTCAAAGACAAGGTAAAACATTAAACGCATTTCAATACACTGACTCTACAGCATCGTATCAAGTGCAATCATTGTCTGTGTTAAGTTCGCATTTATTAAAAACACCAACAGACATAGCGTCTGTTCGTGCAACATCAACAGACGAAGCAGATAAAATTTTTATTGTAAATGGTGATGATGGTTCGCTATCTGTGTATTCTATTTTAATTGGTCAAAATGTTATAGCGCCATCTAAATTTACCACGTTAGGTACATTTGAAGCTGTAGGTGTTGACGTTTCAGATGTATATGTAATTGTTAAAAGAACTGTTGGCAGCTCGTCAACAGGATATCAATTAGAAAAATTTGATTCCTCATATTTACTTGATTCATCAACTAAAGGTACAAATTTTCCAGCAACAAACTCTGGAGCAGTTGCAAGTGCAAGGGTGGGAAGTACAGCTAGTATTGTAAGGGACGGTCTTGTTGACCCAACGCAAGTTACGCCAGCAAATTCTACATTTACATTTGCAGCAACTGCAACAGCGTCTTGGGAAATAGGATATGATTTTACAGTAAGTGCAAAAACAATGCCAGCGCAACCAACTTTGCAATCTGGATCAACGCAAGGTGTGCAAAAAAGAATTTTGCAAGTTGACGCTTTAGTACATAACACACAAGATTTAAAAATTAATAATCAACAAATAGCTTTTAGAAGTTTAGGCCAAAGTTTAGATACACCAATAAGCGAATTTACTGGAACAAAAACAGCACATGCTTTACTTGGGTATACCAAATCAGGTCAAATTACAATAACGCAAAGTGTTCCGTTAAAAATGAATGTTCTTGGATTAGAATACAAAATGAGTGTAGGAAATTGATATGCAATTAGCTTTGGCTGGAATAGGTGTAGTTGGAAAATTAGCAGAAGGTAGTGCTAAACAAAGAGAATACAATGAAAAAGCTGCACAAGAAAAACTTAGAGGTAATTCAGAAGCGCTTGCTTACAAACAGCAAGGAGTAACAGCTTTAGCTAGGTTAAATGAAACACTAGCAACAATTATTAATAACGCTGCTTTTGGTGGGGTTGATCCAATGTCTGGGTCAGCAAGAACTATGCAAAACACAGCAATGGGTGAAGGTATAAGAGAATTTAATTTAGCGCAAGACAATGCAATTTTAGCGTTGGGACAGGCAACACATCAAGCAGAAATATACAAAAGCGCTGGTCAAACTGCTAGAACAACGTCTTATCTAAGTGCAGCAGAAACAGCTGTAGATTATGGAATAAGAGCGCACTCAGTTGGCAAAATAATTTAATAGAGGTTACAATGGCTTTACTACCAAGATATCAACGTTTAGGAATACAAGTTCGTCAACCTCGATCTATTGATTTTGCCGATGCCAGGGAAAGCGCAAGATTAGGCAGTAATATTTCACAATCTGTCGGAAGAATGTCAGAATTTCTTTTTAAAAAAACTGTAGAACAAGAAACATTATTGGGTCAGGAACGTGTTCGTAAAGAAGGAGGCGCAGCTACTTTAGAACAATTACAAGCTCAAGGCGGTGCTAAAACAATATCAGAAAAAGCCGCTTATGAACTAGGGGCTCGATTGGCTATTGCTGAAATAGAAACAGATGCTCAAGTACAAATTAATAATGTTATAGCTGCTGGAGAACAAAACAACACTCCAGCGTTTGAAATTAATAACCAATTATTAAATATTAATGATGGTTTTAGTGAAAGTATAAATGTGTTTGATCCTGTGGCTGGGTCTGTTCTGCAACAAAAATTGTCTAGTAGAACTGATTTAGCAATGAATAAATATAATACTTGGCAATCAACAAAATACGCTAAAGAATTGCAAGAAAAAAATTATTTAAAAATGGGTGTTTTACGTGATGATATTATAAATAATTCAACAATGAGTGGAATGAACTCAGATAATATTGCAAAATTAGTTGCTAATAATAAACAGGTGTTATTAGATCTTCAAATTTCAGAAACAGATGTAAATAAATGGGCAAAAGAAACGTATAAATCTGCCGTACAAAACAACACATTATTTAAATTTAATCAAATGACAATTTCTGAGCAAGAAGATATTTTAGAAAAATATAAAATTGAGTCATTACCAGGCATGAATCTAGTAGAAACTGATTTGTTTATGAACCGTTTAAGAGTTGATTATAATAATAATATTAGAACACAATTAGGAGCAAAAAATAATTTAAAAACAAAAATTGTTGAGCTTGATAATATTTTAGAAAATGGAGGTATGCCTAGTTTAGAAACAATTGAGTCTTTAAAAAATGAAGTAGATGAAAATTTATTTGGAAATATGTTAACTCAAAATATAAAAAACTTAGAAATTAAAATAAAACTTGGTCAATCTTTAAGAAAAATGAGCCCAGATGATGCGGAAAATCAATTAATAGAATTGAAACAAGGAATGTCTGGATATGGGGAAAAAGGAATAGATACAACTTTTGAAATTGAAGTTAATAAATTTGCAACAAAAATAGTTAAAGAAATAAAAGAAATTGCAAAAAACATTAATACAAGCAAAAAAAATAAATTATTAGAAACTATAAAACCTTTTGAAGAAAAACTTACAATTGCTGAAAACATATTAAAAGAAACAGGTAAATTAAAAGCAACAGATCTACCTGACAGTGCATTTATTGCAACTTGGTTTGAACAAATGAGCCGTTACAATTATGATGAAATTGATACTAAAGGCATTGAATTGTTGCCAAGACTTCAAAAATTAAATTATATATTTGAAATACAAAACAAAATGAATAAGATGAATCCAGATCAGATGGCTGGTTATGTAAAGACATTAGAAGAAAGTATAGATCAAAGATCTGGTGCTGATGATTATGAAAATGTTACATTGCAACTTGAAGCATTTAATTTTGCAGAAACATTGCAAGAAAATAAAACAAAAGCCTTAGAGGATGACCCTATGGCATATGCTATAGAATCTGGTTTTATAAGCGTAAAACCATTTGATATTACAAATTTATCTCAATCAGTCTCCCAAAGAGTAAAAGAAGCTAACGAGGTTAAAGAGTGGGGTAATCTTAATAATATAACTTATTTAACAAATGATGAGGCAGACCTGTTATCAGAAGCTTTAGGCAAAGGATCTAAAGATGAACAGCTTACAATTTTAAGTGCAATAAGTGAACAAGGGTATGACGTTTCTTTAGGCATTTATTCTGAAATAGCAAAAAATGCACCAGAGTTAGCAACTATTGGCGCTTTGTTAACAGTTGGAGAAAAACAATCTGCTTTGTTAGCTTTAAAAGGCATTGAATTAAATAAAAATGGATTTAGCGCTTTAGAATTAACTGAAAATAATAAAAGAAGAATTATTTATAAAACTTTTAATAAAGCAATGGTTGTTACTGGAGACCAAGAAGGATCTGTTGTTAGCACAGCAGATTTAATATATACTGCATTAGCGCACAAAAAAATGTTAAAAAATTTTAATCCCAGCACATATGATGAAGCATTGCAATTAGCAGTGGGCAAAAATGAAAACAATAAAACTGGTGGAGTTCAAGAAGTAAGAGCAAATGAAACGCTTTTACCTCCTGGTATAAGTGTTAAAGAAATTGAGGATAAATTACAAACTATAACAGTAGAATCTATTATGGCTGCAAGTCCTGAAAATCAGGTAATCAGTAAAAGCTTTGCTGAAGAATTAGCAAACCAAACAACAGATTATGGTAATCAATGGAATATACAAGCAATAGGTAAAGGCAATTATATATTTTTATGGAATCAAATGCCTGATGATCAAAGTGATAAATCTCCACAATATGCATCTGATAATAATAACAAAATACTAGTAATTAATTTATTAAAATTTTTACAAAAAACTTCTAATGTTGATAAATATGTTCCATCAACAACTTCAGTGTTTCGTTAAATTAGGAAATTAATAATGGCAAAACCAAATTTAAATAATTTAGGAATTGTTGAATCTAGCCAGCTTAGAAACAAACCATTAAAATCTGATGTAATGGCTGGTTATAATTTTGGTGTTGTATCTGGAATGGCGGGCTCAGATTCAAAATACTATACTGAATATCAAACTTGGGAACCAATAATAGAAGAATTTACTAAACTAGGTATTAAATTTGAAAATCCAGCTTTTTATCAATTAAGTTTATCGGTAAGCAACCAAGGATATAATAACGCAAAAGATAAAATATATAATTATATAGAAAATAATAAACAAAATTTACCAGAAGATTTGCAAACATTAACGCCAGAAACATTTTGGGATAGAACAAAACAAACTTATAGAAATCAAGAAGAAGATTACATTGAAGCTCAATTATATTCCCCTGGTCTATTAAATGGCTTTCAAAGATTATTAGGGCTAGGTGGTGCTTTTATAAAAAATCCACTTTCAATTGGCTTTGCTGTTGCGCCAACTTTTGCTACTGCTTCTTTAGGAAGACAAATTGTTGGTAATGCTTTGGTAGGTGGATTAATAAGCATTGTTGATGAACCAGAAATAAAAGATTGGATGACTGAGCTAGGTGATGAATATGGTATAAAAGAAATGACAATGAACACCGCCGTTAATATGACACTTGGTGGATTTATACCAATATTAGGACGTAGTGTATCTTTATCTCTAATAAAAACAAAACAATTATATAATATTTTAAATAAAAAAAATGTTCTTACATCGGCACAAAAAAGTGAAATAGAAGAAATAATTGAAGACTTAGAAAAAGTAAACGATAATCCTTTAAAAAATCCACCAAATAAATCTGAAGTTTTTGCTAAAGCAGAACACGAATCAAGACTTATTCAAACAGAACAGTCATTAATTAATGGCACGCCCTTTAATATTTCAGAATTACCAAACTCACCTATCAAAGATAGTTTTATAAAAGACAGTTCTGAAATTAAAGGTACAATACTTTTAAGTCCTAACCAAATAAATGTTGAAGCAAAAAAATTTCAATTTAAAGAATCTGATGAGTTTGGTGTTACAAAAAGACTTAAAGGAATAAAAAAATGGAATAATTATTTTGCTGGCAATATAAGTGTTTATAAATATTTAGATGGAACATTTTCAATAGCAGATGGGCATCAACGTTTAGGATTAGCTAAAAGAATAATAAAAGAAGACCCAAATCAAGATATTAAATTAAATGCAATTGTTTTTGACGAAGCAGATGGTTGGACAATACCAGAAGTTCGAGCGTCGGCTGCTGTAAAAAATATTACTGAAGGCAGTGGTACAGTATTAGATGCTGTAAAAGTTTTGCGAATTGATCCTAGCAGATTAGACGATTTACCGCCAAGATCTGAATTAGTTATACAAGCTAGAGAAATAATTAAATTAAGCGAAGATGCTTATGGTGCGGTTGTAAATGGTGTAATACCAGAAAATTACGCTGCTGTAATTGGACGTTTAATTGAAGATGAATCATTACATGTAGATGCAGTAACAATATTAGCAAAAGCAGATCCAGCTAACGTGTTTCAAGCAGAATCAATTGTAAGACAAGTTAATAATGCTGGGCGTGAAGAAATAGAACAAATATCATTATTTGGTGATGAAATTGTTTCTAAAAGCTTATATGCAGAACGTGCTAAAATTTTAGATCGAACATTTAAAGAATTAAAAACTGATCAAAAAATGTTTGGAAATCTTATTAAAAATGCAAAAACTCTTGAGCAAGAAGGTAATGTTTTAGTTCAAGACTTAAATCAGAAAAGGGCTAATATAGATGGTCAAGCAATCGCAATACTCCAAGCAGTCGCAAACCGTAAAGGGCCGCTCTCAGACAAACTTAATGAAGCAGCAAAACTCGCAAGCGAAACAGGAAACTACTCAACAGCCGTTAGAGGATTTATCGAAGATGTCAGAGGATCAATGGAAGCGGGCGATTTTAATCGGATATCAGATGGCGAACTTGGACGCATTGTCGATGATTCGCCGACGCGCAGCAGATCTGAGGTTGAAACAGAATCAAACGTAAAAGATTTTGATGACCCTAATGGGCAAGGATCTATCGAGCAAACAACGGCATTAGAAAATAATTTGTTTAGAGAAAATGATCTTGATTTAGATTTAGAAATACAAATTAAAGAAAGTGAAACTATAACTTTGCGACAATTAACAGACGAAATAAACCAGGAAGACGAGATGATTAAAAGAATGGAGTTCTGTGTTAAATGAGTTTTAAAAAATGTATAGAAGACGGCGTCAAAGAAGGTTTAATTAAACAAGACCAGGCAAATGAAGTATTTGAATTGTTTGATGATTTAGAAACGCAATACAATACACAAATGGGCGGTGCAGCTGCAAATGCTAAAGCATCAATTGATGCCATTGGTGCAATAAAAAAACTAAAAGCTGATAAAAAACGACAAGCATTATTGCAAGCACAGAGTCAGATAAACATTTTAAATAATTTTAAAAACTATAAAAATGGCAATGATATAAATGGCGCTGCAAAAGCATTATTTGATAGAGATGAATTTACTATAGAAGGGTTTAATAGTGTTCATGATTTAGAACGAGCAGAACTTAATAGAGCAACAAGAAAATTAGATGAATTTTTAGGAACTTTTCGTAGAAATATAGTTGGTGAAACAAGAGAAAAAGCTTTATTAAAACAAGTTGGTAGAGAATTGTTTGGCGAGGATACTAACAACGTAAATGCAAAAGAAATAGCGCAAGCAGTAAGATTTGTACAAAATGATCAAAGAATGCAATTTAATGCTGCTGGAGGATCAATTGGGTATATAGAAAATTATGGAATGCCTACAAATTACAACGCAGTAAAAGTTAGACAAGCTGGATATAAAAATTTTAGTAAAATTATGAACGATAATTTAGATTTTGAAACAATGATAGATCACACAACTAACTTAAAATTTAGCCGCGAAAAATTTGAATTAGTTCTAAAAGAATCTTTTGAAAGCATATCAACAGATGGTTACAATAAATTAACGCCAACTGGTGTTATGGGCGGCAAAAGCCTAGCAAATAAAAGACAAGATCATAGATTTTTTCATTACAAAAATTTTGATGCTTGGATGAACGTGCAAGAAGCTTTTGGGAATAAAAATCCATTTGATACAATAATGGCTAATATAAGCGCTATGGCTAGAGATATTGCAATAATGCAAAGATTAGGCCCAAATCCAAATGCAACAATTAATTTTGTTAAACAAACAGTGGCAAAAGAAAATGCTTTAAAAGGTAATTTTGAAAAAACACCTAAAACACATAAAAAAATAGATAATTTATATAAAATTATAACAGGAAGAAATAATGCTCCAATTGATGCAAAAATTGCATCAACAATGGCTGGAACTAGACAGATTCTTCAATCTGCTCAATTAGGATCAGCAGCAGTTTCTGCTGTAACAGATGTCAATTTTCAAAGAATAGCAAGAGGTATGAATGGATTACCACAAACAAATATTTTAAATGGATATATAAGAAATTTAGCAAAATCAAAAGATTCAGCGCAATTAGCTATTAGACTTGGTTTAATAGCAGATGAATGGACAACAATGGCCGCAGCTCAAGCGCGATATGTTGGAGACATGAGTGGGCCAGAAATTACAAGAAGGATAGCAGATTTTACAATGAAAGCTTCGTTACTTTCTCCTTGGACAAATGCTGGTCGACATGTTTTTGGCATGGAATTTTTAAGTTTTTTGGCTGCTGAATCAAATAAATCTTTTAAACAATTAAACCCAGCATTACAAAAAGCGTTAGAGCGCTATAATTTAAGTGGGTCTCGATGGGATTTAATAAGAAAAACACCTCTATATGAAGACAGGGGTGTTAAATTTTTACGCGCTGAAGATATTGAATATAACGCAAACATAAACCCACAAATAGCAAAAGAACTTGCAACTAATTTAATGGTAATGATTGAAAGAGAAACAAATTTTGCCGTTCCATCAACAACAGTAAGAGGACAAGAATTTTTAGGATTAGCCGAAGAGCCAGGAGCGCTTCCTGGTGAATTTTTAAGATCCTTTGCAATGTATAAAAACTTTGGCGTTACGCTTCATTTGACGCATATTCAACGAGCTATATCTCAAAAAACACATATGGGCAAAGCTTCAATGATGGCTAATTTAGTAATTAGCAGCACCATAATGGGAGCGTTAGCATTGCAATTAAAAGAAATCTCTGGAAAAGGCCGTGAACCAAAACCAATGCTTACTGGTGATATTAAAAAAGATTCAGCTTTTTGGGGCGCTGCAATGTTACAAGGTGGTGGGTTTGGTATTTTTGGAGATTTTCTTTTTAATGACGTAAATAGGTACGGTGGTGGCGTAGTTCAAACTATTGCTGGCCCTGTAGCTGGTTTTGCAGAAGATATTTTAAAATTAACTGTTGGTAATGCATTCCAAGTAATGTCAGGTAAACCAACAAATTTTAATAGTGAGTTAATTGGTTTTACTGCAAGAAACTTACCAGGATCTAGAATATGGTATCTTAGATTAGCATTTGAAAGATTAATAGTAGACCAATTAAAATTGTTTGCAGACAATGATGCTTCATCTAAATTTAGAAGAACAGTAAATAAATATCAAAATAAAGGACAAGATTATTGGTGGAGTCCTGGAGAAACATCACCAGAAAAAAGCCCAGATTTTGAAAAATTGTTGAGTAATTAAAAAATTTAATATACAGAATGTAATAAGTAGGAGTATAAAATGACAGATGTACCTATTAATCCAGTTACCAGGCGTGTTCAATTTACGGGTAATACTGGAACAGGCCCATACGCATTTACATTTAACATACTCCAAGCATCAGACATTGTTGTTTTTAAAAACGACACAACATTAACACTAACAAATGATTATACTGTTGCAACAAATGCTAATGGCACAGGATCAATAACGTTAGCTGTTGGTTTAATAAATACAGATCTTTTAACAATTACTGGTGGCAGGGAATTAAGTAGAACAACAGATTTTGTTACTGGTGGGCCTTTACTTGCAAGCACATTAAATGAGCAATTAGATAGTAATGTAATTATGTCTCAACAGCTTGATGAAAAATTTAATCGTTCTTTAAAAATCTCCCAATCAGATTACACAGCAAATCTTACATTACCAATTAAATCTGTACGCGCTAATCAATTGATGGGTTTTGATGCTAATGGTAATGTTGTTGCGGGAACAAGCAGTGGAATGGATTTTACTGTAAATAATTTAACAGCTCTTTCAATAAACGTAGATACTCTTAGCCTTGATGCAGCTACGTTATCAGGTAGCCAAGAAATTATTTTAGATGCAGCACAAGGTATTAATCTTGATGTTGGTTCTAACAGTAATTTAACTATAAAAGAAGCTGGTATTAGCCAGGTATCTTTTGTTAGTCCAAGTAATTCTCAAGAAATAAGACTTTTAAATACTCAGAGCGGTTCAAGTGCTTACGCAACTATAAAAACTAATCACTATTCTGCGTCTTCAACTGAGCTTGTTCTAAAAAGTAGCGGCGCTAGTATTGAGCTTGATACTGGCGGAGGTTCAATAGCTTTAAAAAATAATAACACACAAAGGGGCTATTTAAAATTAGATGAAGCAAATAAAATTAAAATATATACAGGCACAGGAACTGGCACTCTTAACACTACTTTTGACGGTGCAAATGTAATTGTAGCTGGTACAGTTAATGCCCGTAACTTGTCTAATGATGGCACAAAACTTGATACAATAGAAACCAACGCAGATGTAACAGACGCAACAAATGTAAATGCTGCTGGTGCAGTTATGGTGTCTGATACAAGCACTTCTGGGATGGGCTTTGTTATTGATGAAGATAATATGAATACTAATAGCAATACCAAAGTACCAACTCAACAAAGTGTAAAAACATATGTTGATACTAATGTAGCTTCTTCAGTGCAATACAGAGGAGGTTATAATGCAACAACTAATGTACCAAATTTAGATAGTAGTCCTAGTGGAATAACAATTGGTGATATGTACACAACAACTGTTGCTGGCACGTTTTATTCAACTGAGTTAGAAATTGGAGATGTGTTAATTGCTGAGGTTGATAATCCATCTTCTTCAAGTAATTGGACAATAGTGCAGCAAAACCTCGATGCTGCTTCGATAAAAGTATTATACGAAAGTAACGCAAACACAAATGCGTTTGATGATGCAGAACAAACTAAATTAGCTAACATTGAAGCTGGTGCAGATGTTACGGATACAGCAAATGTCACTTCAGCTGGCGCTTTAATGACTAGTGGCGGTACTATGACTGGCGCACTACAGCTCGACAGTGCGATAACCTTGGGTGTCGCAGGGACAAGCAACGGTTATATAAACAGCCCCAGTGGTATATTTGTAAATATTGACTCAGACAATAATCAAACAGACCGTTTCTTTGACATTCGTAAAGACTCAACAGATGGCTCTGGGACTCTTCTTTTTCAGGTCTTAGAAAGCGGTGCGACTACTGTTAGTGGCACAGTAACTTCTACAGGCCTAATTGGTAACGCAACAAACTTTGACATCATGCAAAACACTAGTGATGGTTCAGACAACAAAAGAACAAGAATTGGTGGCGGTGGTGATGTCGTAAGCTCACGCGGTGCTTTGATTGAAGTGTCTGGTAATGAACATGGTAATGGAGGTGGACTGTTTCTGCAAGCTGGTCATGGTGGTAGTAATAGTGTAATTAGGTCTTATACCTCTAATGTAGAACGCTCAAGAATAGCCAGCAACGGAGACATTAGTTTTTATAATGATAGTGCCGCTCAAGGCTTGTTCTGGGATAGTTCTACCTCCCGACTAGGGCTGGGTGTGACGGCTCCATCGTCTCCTTTGACAGTT